CAGTTCTTCGGCGAGTACGTGACCGCGGCTTCTGCCACCCAGGCCGTGCCGACGTTTGGCGATCAAACCGAGCCAGTGATGGTCTCCAGCGCAAACACCACCGCCGTGAGTGTGCTGGGCCTGGCGGCCTGCATGCAGTCGTTCAGCCTCGACCTTGGCAACGAGATCCCGCTTCGGCAGCTGGCTGGCTGCACTCAGCAGTACCCGATAACCAATCGCCTGCCGTCTGGTGAGGTGGTGGTGCAGGCGCCGACGATCGGCAGCGGCTCTGGAGAGAAAGACTACTTCGCGCAGGTGCTGTCTCAGGCCACCGGCTCTATCTCCTGGCAGCACGGCCAGACCGCCGGCAACATCGTCACCCTAACGATGGGTCAGTGCAACATCGATAGCCCGACCTACAGCGACAGCGACGGCATTCAGATGCTGACGGTGCCTTACATGGCGCAGGCAACTGCCGCCAATAACGAAATGTCCCTGGTGCTCACCTGATGTCATTCGTCCTCAAGCAGACCGCCAGCTATACCTGGCCCGTCCCGCTGCTCATTCCGGTCAGTGGTGGCCGCCGCGAGAAGCACAGTTTCGACGCTGAGTTCAAGCGGCTGCCGCAATCGCGCATCAACGAGATCGCCAAGCTTGCCCGCGCTACCGAGCTCGGCCGCGCCAGTGATGATGAGCTGCTGGACGACAAGACGGCTGCCCGGGAAATCCTGATCGACTGGAGTGGCATCACCGACGACGACGGCAAGGACATCCCGTTCAGTGAGGCCGCGCTGGATCAGCTGCTGGAGATTCCCACCATTGCCGGGCAGATCATCAAGGCCTGGTACGGCAGCATGGAGGTCGCCAAGAAGGGAAACTGACCGGCGCCGTTGATCACTGGTGGGGCGGTGATGGCGGCGCCAATGACGACCTGCTCGAAGACCTGAAGGCGTACGGCGCCGACTTGTCCAGCTTGCCGGAGTACGCGACAAGGCCAAAGGTGTTTGAGGTGTGGCCCGAGCACGAAGATGCGGTCCTCATGTTCCTGCAGTGTCAGACGCAATGGCGCGTCGGCGGCAGTGGAGTGATCGGCCTGGACTATGGCGTCGTGCTGCAAATGATGGATCTTTACACTGTCAGTAACCGGCGCCAGACCCTGGAGGATTTGCAGGTGATGGAGAGCCGCGCCAGGGAGCTGATCAACAAGGCCGCTGAGCCGAAGGCAGCGCCAGCGAGGAGGCGCTAATGGCGATGAATCTGGATGCCGTTCTGAGGATCGCGGCGAAGGTCGTCGGGCTGGAGGATCTCGGCGCCCTGCAGCGTGGCCTGGTGGGCGCAGAGAAGGCTGCAGGCGAAGCGAAGTCGGCATTCGGCGCCGTTGTGAATAGCGCCAGCTGGCAGGCGGCGGCGGCGGCGGCGGCAGGCTTCGGCGTGGCAATCGGCCTATCCGCCAAGGCCGCAATCGACTTCGAGTCGAGCATGGCGGATGTGCGGAAGGTGGTTGACGGGCTGGAGACTCCGGCGGCGATCAACGAGATCAAGGCGGAGATCATCGACCTATCCCGGCAGATGCCGATCACCGCCAGGGGCTTCGCGGAGATCTACGCCGCTGCCGGCGCCAGTGGTATCGCGAAGGGCGAGCTTAAGGACTTTGCCGTCACCGTCGCACAGGTGGCGGTGGCGTTCGACATGACGGCGCAGGAGGCCGGCCAGTCACTGGCCCAGCTGCGCGTGTCACTGGGCCTGACGACGCCGCAGCTGGGCGAGCTGGCGGACGCGATGAACTACCTGGACAACAACACCGGGGCCAGTGCCAGGAATCTGGTGGACTTCATGAGCCGCGCGGCGGCCACCGGCAAGATTGCCGGCCTGACCGGCCAGCAAACCGCAGCGTTCGGCGCCGCAATGATCCAGACCGGCATTCAGTCGGAGGTGGCGGCCACCAGTTTCAACAACATGATCAAGGCCCTGAGCAAGGGCCCGTCCATGACGGAACGGCAGGTGGATGCACTGCGCCGGCTGGGCTACTCCATGGTGGACGCTGGCCAGGTTGAGCAGCAGCTGACGCGAGTCGCCGAGACCGAGAGCCGTCGCCGGCTTGATGTGGCTCGGCAGCAGGGCAACGAAACGGTGCGCGTGGCTGAGGAGCAGAGCCGCCGCCGCATCGAGGTGGCGCGGGAGGAAACCAGCCAGCTGAGCAGAGAGATCAGCCGCCGGTATCGCGACCAGCTGCAGGCGCTACAGGACGGCTGGGACGATGAGGCCAGCGCTCGCGAGGAGGCGCTGCAGGATCAGGCAGACGCGCAGATCAGGGCCATTCAGCAGCAGCAGGAGGCGCAGATCAAGGCCGCACAGGACAGGGCCAGGGCTGCGAATGCTGATGCTTCGGCGCAGGTGAACGCGATCCGCGACGCCTACGACCAGCAGATCGACGCGATCCGCGATCAGCTGAATCGACAGCTGACGGTGGAGCGCCGTGCGTCAAGGGATCGTCAGCAGGTGGTGCGCGACCGGTTGCAGGATCAGGAGCGGCTGGAATCGCAGGCGGTGGAGCAGCGCCTGAAGGCCACCGAGGACGCCGAGGATCGGCGACTGGCCGCAGTCAAGGCCGCTGCCGATCGGCGCTTCAAGGCGATCGAGGAGACGGAGAAGGCGGCCCTTGACGCGGCCAAGGCCAGCGCCAAGAAGACCGGCGAGGAACTGGCGGCGCAAGCGGCGCAGGGCTTCTCGGATCGCCTGCAGCAGAACGCCGTGGGCACGATCACGGAAGTGCTGGGCAAGATTGCGGCGCTACCGAAGGCGAAGCAGGTGTCGGTGCTGTCCGACCTGTTCGGCGACGAAGCGCGGGGCCTGGCGCCATTGCTGGCGAACCTCGGCGAGCTGGAGCGGATCCTGGGCCTGGCCGGTAACAAGGCGGCGTACACCGGATCGGTGCTGAAGGAGTTTCAGGTCAGGTCGGAGACGGCGGCGAACAAGATCCAGCTCTTCCAGAACAACCTGACAGCGCTGCAGATCGAGGTGGGCGACACGGTGCTGCCGGCGCTGGTGAAACTGGCCGATGCGTTCGGGCCCATCATCAAGGGCGTGGCGGATTTCGCCGCCGCTAACCCCGGACTCACCACCGCCCTGGTGGCGATCGGCGGCATCCTGTCAGCCCTGGTGATCGCCGCCCCGGGCATCCTTGCCACCATCACCCTGCTGGGTCAGCTGAAGTTGGCCATCGTCGGCCTGAACCTCGGCGGCCTGATTGCCGGCTGGCTGCCGGCCATCGTTGGCTTTGTGGCTCAGCTCGGTGCCCTGTTCGTCATCGCATCGCAGGGCATCATCCTGGGCCTTCAGGTGGCCACAGCCTGGATCAGCGGCACCTTCGTCCCGGCGCTGCTCGCCCTGTTCTCCGGCCCCGTCGGCTGGACGGTGCTGGCGATTGCTGCGGTGGTGGGCATGGCGATCGCGTTCAGGGATCCACTGATGAAGTTCGCCGCCTGGCTCTGGGCCTGGGGAGAGCCGATCCGCAAGTTCTGGGTTGACCTGTGGAACGGAGCCAAGAAGGCAGTCGCCGACGGTTTCGCCTACATCGACGGCATCATTGCGCAGGTGGACAAGAACATTCAGGATTCCATCAATCAGACCTGGCAAGCGATCACAAAGGGTTTTGAGACCTACGTCACAATCCCGCTCGCCAGCGCCTGGAACAAGATCACGCGAGCCTTCAACGACAACCTTGTCACCCCCATTCGCAATGCCTGGACAGCGCTAACCACACTGCTGCCACAGGTGCTGAAAAATGCGTTTCGTGGCGTGCTGCAGTTCATCGCCGATCGCGTCAATCAAGTCGGCGGGCTGATCAACCAGCTGGTCGACGGCTACAACAATCTGCCCAACTTCGGCGACATTCCGCGCGTGCCCACGCTGACTGTTCCCGCCTTCGCCGAGGGCGGCACCGTCAGCCGCCCCACCTTGGCGATGGTGGGCGACGGCGGCGAACGCGAATACATCGTCCCCGAGAGCAAGATGGCCGCGGCCAGTGCCCGCTTCCTGTCTGGCCAGCGCGGCGCCGCGGTGATCCCATCCGGCTCCAGCGGCCGCAGCGGTGGCGCCGCGTCGTCGCCGGTGGTGAACATCTCCACTGGCCCTGTCATGCAGCAGGCCGACGGCTCCCGATGGGTCAGCCTTGATGACCTGGAGCGCGCATCCCAGCAGACCGCTGAGCAGATCCTGGCGATGCTGCGCAGTCCGCAAGGCCGAATGGCGCTGATGGGATGAGCAGAGCACAGGCGCAACTGTTCAGGCTGTACGAGCCCACCGGCCCCACCAGGGAGCGGTGGCAGTCCTATTGGGGCACCACCGTGACCCACGACGGGCAGCAATGGGAGTATCTGCCCTATGACGCCAGCGGCTTCGTGGAGGGCGACAGCGGCGCTGATCAGAGCGTGTCGGTGGTACTC